CAAACCCAAAACCCTCTGGACCTTTTTCGAGCGTTGTTGTAAGACCAAGCGCATCTGTAAGTGCTGCACCACCTGGACTCGCAGCTCTGAATTCTTCCACTGATCCATATGAAGGAACATCTGGACCAGTTAGCTGCTCGCCGCTCTCACTATCAAAATCATCTCCTGTTTCGAGATTGGCAGCTTGGTCTCCTGTTGCTGGTGGGAAACTTGAAATGAGTTTCATCAGGTTTGATATATCGGGCTGCAGTTTTCTTTCAGGCTCTTTTGGAACTGCCGCAGCCTTTCCCACATTATCTTTTATCTTATCTGTTATACTTGTAATACCACCGACGTTTCCAATATTGCCAGATATATTACCTTTGAGCGAGCTTATCTCTTTTGATAGATTCGACTCCTCGGTTTTTATCGCATCTAACTCTGGACTTGATCCGAGGTTTCCAGATGGTAACTTTCCAAATAGGCTTCCAGGATTTTTAGCGATACCTGTAAATCCCATCATATCTACGAGTTTGGCACCCTCTGGGCTTGCAGCCTTGAACTCCTCATAAGACTTATATTCGACAACACCTTCAGTTTCTTCTAATTCTTCGTACTCAGACATTTCTACCTCACGGATTTAAATCGATCTTGGTTGTGCCAACGATAGTTGCCACATCCGAAGCAGTTATGTTTACATCGTCACCTGCTATCATATCTGAATCAATAGTAGCAGTGAACTTAATATTTTCATCTGCAGATATATGAACATTAGCAGCGCATCCAATTACCTTATTTGAAATACATATTTCAGTATCAACACCATTCGTAAAGTTATCACGGTCACCGAAAACATTTTCTTGTTTATTTTTTAAGATGTTTATAGATTCGTTGCCATTGATATTTTGACTTTCGTCACCGCCTATGACCTTTGTTTTGTTTTTAGTAATACGCTCAAGTTCTTCTTGATTGATTTGGGTTGTTCTGTTTCCTAGAATATCAATAGAATCGTTGTTTACGATTTTGGTGTATCTGTTACCATGAACTGTCAGGTGATAATCGCCACCAACCTCTTGTATCAGATTATTTTCATACAGTATTCTAGCATCACCCTTCACCGTGATATTGACTTCTCCTTTGACCAAGACATTTTTACCCTCAGCAACAATTTCATAATCATCACCGACAATCTTTGTTACTTTAGTTCCATTGGGTAATATCTCGTAGAACGTTCCAGATTTGTGATATTCATGAATCCGTTCACCATCTGGTGTATCATCAACTTCAAATGCATGACCACCCTTAGTTTGTTTGACATGATTATCTGGGAAAATAGAAACCGACTCACCACGTTGGATAGGTTCGTTCCAGGTGTTCAACTCTTCTTTATTAGCATCTGTTCCTTTGAATGTATTATATCTTACACCCGAAACATCGTCGGCTGTTTCGAGTTTACTACGAACTGCTGTTGGGACTTTCGTAACACGGTTCTTTTCTTTTTCTCTAGATATCTTATCTGAAGCCCAACGATCATAAGCTAGGTTGGGTGTATCGGGTAAATTAAACTGTGTATGATTACCGCCTGTCGGATCTGTGAAACCTTTTGCCAAATTAGGTGGTGCAGGTATACCATGAAAGGAACCTATGATCATGGGTTGTTGTGCATTTTGACCATCCATGAAGAAACCCATGACGTGTGACCCTTCGATCAATCCAGTCGGCGACTCTCCAACACCAGCCATAGAGGCTGATGTATTCGGCATCATAACTTGTGCCCAAGGTAATTCTTCTGGTGGCAAAACTTCACGGTCATCAGTATGCCATCCATAACAACGAATCTTGACTCTTCCGATATTTAAGGGATCAATGATATCCTCAACAACACCGAAAAACCAAATGAAATTTAATCCGAGCCAATCTTTGCTATCTTTCAACATTAGAACGCATCCCCAACATTCGGATTTCTGATATAAGTATCCTTAACACAGGTCAGAACAGTTTTATAATCAGTATCTGAAATGTTATGATGAATCATAACTATGAGATATTTACCTGAAACAAATTTATCAATCTGCTCATCAGATTCTTTAATTTGACCTCCTGTGGGAAATTTAAGTGAAATGGTCTGACCAACCATTAGTCGACTATCACCATGAACTACAATGTTTATTTTACTGTTGGCTATCCTAGCCAAAACAGCCCCACGCTTTGCCGCGATATTTTGTTTTCTTCTGAATGCGGTTCTAATATTTTCATCTCGACTAAAGATGTAATCTGAAAATGCCGAAGCGTAATTAGAAACCATATACTTTTCTAACGAGGCAGAGGTTCCGAATTCTGATGCAGTGTTAGCAGAAATCAGTGGATGGTGATTAGAGTGTAATGTCCCTATGTGATCATCAACATGAATCCAATCATTCACATCGATTCTTTTTCTGATAGGATCAAAATACTGCGTTCGCGCTCCATATTGACCATCTAAAATGCCTTCTAACAAATCAAATGAAACTGTTTCATTGTACTCTAATATTCTAGTTCCCTGGAATTGATCATCGTTGTTAGCCTCTCCAGTGATGTAATGGTATTCTACATCTTTTCCTTCAACTCGTCGGACAGGTTGATCAAGCATAGTATCTAAATTTCTTAGATTATACCCATCGTTGGTTTGAAAAAAGAAGTAACAAGATGACCCCGATAATTGAGATTCTGTTTCTGCCATTAATTGATTTATGGCTTGAAACGGAGTAAGTCTTGCAAATGTAAATGTGTGTCTACCAACTGTTTCTTCTAACTCTGTTATCTCATAACCAAAATAAGATCCCATGATATTACTAGCGATTACCGAAGACAATTGATTTGTGTACGTTCTATCAACCGTCATATATTGTTGTTTCAACATATGTTCTGTGGTGCAGAGTATTGAGTATCCTT